ACACCTCCACAATTATCAGGAGGAGGAGGAGCATCATTGAGTGGAGCTGGAGCAAGTTCATTCACAGCCAACACCAATACTCAGACAACTGACTTGACACAACTTGGACAAGGACAGCAACTCCAGACAATGACATCACAAGTTGTTGTTCTTGAGTCTGACATCACCAACACACAAAACAAGGTGCAAGTGCAAGAGGCTAAGTCAAGCTTTTAATCCATTCAACACAAGTCTTATTCCAGAATGCATCACCGGTGGAGAAACATCCCTGGAGCAGAATCAATTCTTGAGCCTTGCCAATGGATGGGACAGAGACCTTGCAATTGAATCCATCCTTTGAAGGTACCTGGTACACATTGCAATAAATTGATTTGATAAAATGGTTGTCATTCTGCCAGTTGATGTTGTCAAATAAGTCAATTAATCTTTTGCTGTTCATTACACATGGAGTATGTGTCTCAAAATTGTAGGCTGTAAAGTTGTTATGCTTGAGAAATTCAAGAGTGTTGCATTGAGCAATCTTGGTGTGTGGAGGATGGTCATCATTGACAATGATTGATCCCATCTTAATGGCCACATGAGGCTGCCATGATTCAGTGATAAAAAAATCTTTATTCATGTAGATGAAATCTCCTCCAATTTTCTTGGCAAAGGTTAGCATTCTATTGGTCACATCACATCCTCTGATGTTATTGTGTTGAGTGCAAGGGATGTTGTTGATACCAGAGACAGCCTTGCCAACAGTCCATATCTCTGCATCAGGATATACACTGAGGACCATTGCAATTGATTGCTTGATTTCAAAGTCAGACTCAGCTCTTGAATGGTATGGATAAACAAATTTCATTTCGAACAAAAATACATAATAATATATGATTAGAGAACTACCTCTGTATGATATTATCATTGATTTGGATGATCCAGAAACAACAGTATCATTCAACAGCCTTGTGGCCAATCCTGCACATGAGAAATCATTTGAAACATTCTCCAAAAAGATTGCTTATCAGTTTAATGATGAGGAGCAAGTCATCACTGGAGTTGCTATATCTGCGAACACACCCATATTCAGAAGAGATCCTCAGACTGGTGAGGAGTATTATGTGAACTTTTCTCCATCATCCATCAAGGATATTGTCTTTGATTATGCAAGGAGAGAGAATTTTAACAATGTTAATCTTGAGCATGACAGCAAGAGAGTAGTTGATGGAATCTATATGATCATGAGCTACATCATTGATGAGTCAAAAGGATTCACAGCTCCAGAAAGATTCAAGGATGAGAATGATGGTTCATGGATTGTGAGTTATAAGGTCACAAATAAGGATGTCTATGATGCAGCCAAGGCTGGCATGTTCACAGGATTTTCAATTGAGGGAGTATTCCAATTGCTTGAGACAGGCAAAGGATGGGAGCATGAATTCACAGCCATTTATCAAGAGCTTAAGAAGGTCCAGGAATATATCACATTTTACAATGACTATCCAGAGGCAGTGAGCAACAATGCCAAGAAAGGAATTGAGCTCAATCAGAAGTATGGAAATAAATGTGCCACAAGAGTTGGCAGATTAAGAGCAACAACATTAGCTAATAGACAAACGGTCTCAGTGGCTGTCATTAAAAGGATGTATTCATATCTGTCAAGAGCTGAGGAATATTACAATGCAGATGATGAATCAGCATGTGGAACAATCTCATATTTGTTATGGGGTGGACTTGCTGCAAAGAGATGGTCAGAGGCTAAACTTAAAGAATTAGGAATTTTCGAACAATAAATTATAATAAACATGAACAAAGAATTACAAACTATTAAGGAATTGATTGCTGAAATGAAAGCACAATTCTCAAAGTCAGTTGAAAAATTTGAGACAGCAGTCTTGGCTGATGGTGTTACAACAATTGAGTATGATGCTCTTGAGGTTGGGATGCCAGTATTTGTTGTTGCTGATGGTGAAAGAATACCAGCTCCTGAAGGAACTCACTCATTGAGTGGTGAGCTTGCCGGTGTATCTATTGTGGTTGATGCTGAAGGTATCATCACTGAGATCATTGATGAGAGAATGAATGAAGGAGAGGGAGAGGTTGCCATTGAAGAAACATCAGCAGAGGCAATGAGTGCTGAGATAGTTGAATCAATTGTAAATGCAAAGCTTGAGGCATTCTCCAAAGCTGTCGAAGGATTGGCAGAAATGACCAAAGCTATTGCTGAAAATAACACTAATTTGGTGAATGAGTTGAGCTCCTTGAAAAGTGAATTCGAATCTTTCAAAGCTCAGCCATCAGTTGAAACCAAAGAGGCTGAGAAGTTCAGTAAAGTTGGCAACTTGACAGCCAGACAAATGTTTTTGAAACGTAATAAATAATAATAAAATGTCACTTAAAAAGTATCTAAAAGGAAAATTTGACTGGGATGTTTCTGGTCTTGCAGCGTATGTTGATGAGCAAAGAGAAGATTTGATTGTACGATCAGTTACTGAAGCTCGCACACTACAATATTTATCAATTCAACAAGGGATCAAAGGATCTCAAGAATTAAAGTTATTAGATGATTCAGTTGTATATCAAGCTGGTGATTGTACTATGACTCCATCAGGAGATACAGTATTCACTGACAGAGCAATTGCAGTTGAGACTCTTGGTTATATGAAATCATTCTGTCAAAAGGATCTTGATGGATTCTGGACACAGTTAGGCCTTCGCCCAGGTGCAATGGCTGAAGATAAGACTCTTCCATTTGAGCAACAAATCATCAACTACTTATTGCAATTACATTCATTTGAATTAGACAAGTTAATCTGGAAAGGTAACAAAGCTACTGGATCAGGCAACTTGGCATTTATGAATGGATTCCGTCAATTCTTAACAACTGCAAATGGTTGTGTGAACTTGAATACATCATCAGTTGCATCAATCTCAGCATCCAATGCTTTTGATGTATTCTATGAGTGTTTTGTTAACACACCAGCAAATGTTGCTGAGGCTAATGACTTTATCTGTTTCACAGGTCGTGAGAACTTTAATTTCTTGACTAAGAACTTGGTTGATGATAACTTATTCCATTACAATCCAGCAAACATTGGTGACTTGAATGAGTTGATCCTTCCAGGAACAAACATGAGAATTGTTAAAGTTAACGGATTGAATGGTCTTGATAACATCTACACAGGTCGTGCATCTCAATTTGTATTCGGAACTGATTTATCTTCTGACTTTGAGAACTTTGACCTTTGGTATTCTCAAGATGATGATGTAATCTACTTACGTTCTAAGTTCAGAGCTGGTGTTCAGGTACCATTCTTGGATCAAATTGGAGTTTGGAACGGAACATCTTCACCTAACTAATAACTAACATGAGAGGAGGCAACTCCTCTCTATTGTATAACACTAAAAAAATATACGCTTTATGGCATGTTTAATGACCGCTGGATATAATGACAGAACTTGTACCAATGGAAAGGGTGGCATCAAGTCTGTGATGATATTTCCTTTAGGCAATGTGACCAGTGCAAATGTTGATACCAATAATGAGGTTGACACATTGACTGTATCTGGTGAAGTATTCTTATATAAGTTGAAATCTAACTTATCAAGCTACACTGCACCAATCCGAGTGAACAAAGGAAATGGGACTCTTTGGTATGAGCAAACTTTGACAATGATCTTAGCATCAGACACAAAGGAATTACGAAATGAGATTCACTTACTTGGACAGAATGAAGTAGTTGCTCTTGTTGAGAAAGCTGATGGTACTGTTGTTGCTCTTGGATTTGGTGAAGGCCTTCAAATTGCTGAGGCCTCTGCTTATGGATCTGGAGTATTAAAGTCTGATAGATTAGGACATGACATCATCATGGGAGGATTAGAAAATGATCCTGTTCCAGATGTTGATCCAGCTATCTATGCAACTTTATTAGGACAGCAATCTCCATCTATCTAATAAATTGTAAACTCTTATAAGGAAGGGAGGGCTATGTCCCTCCTTTTTTTGTATATTTGAAACCATGGAAATAAAAGCAAAGTTTATCGGATCAAAACAATGGTCAGCTCTCTTGAGTAGATGGGTTGATATTGAGAGAGGAAAAGAGGAGTATTATGCATCTCTTGGATTCCTCCACATTTTTGAAAAAAGAAAACCTAAACTAATTAAAAATGCTGAGAATACAGAAGGCGACCTCTTCAAATCTGATAGTAACAGTAACGGAACTGACAACAGTTAGTCCAGTTTTCTATCTATTTGAATTTGAGCATGAGCAATCATTCTTGAAATACTATTGCATCCTGGCTAATATCAGCACAGCCACAACAAGATATGATGAATTCTTGCTTGTTGATGGTGTGGATGTGACATTTGATTATGATGGATACTACACATATAGAATCTATCAACAAACATCATCAATCAATCTTGATCCAGACTTGTCAGATGGCTTGGTTGAGGAAGGCAGAGCTCATGTCTATGAGATTGATTCACCTTCCATTGAATTCTCAACAAATATAACATTCAATATATATGAATAAATTTGAATCAATGTCATTCAGAAAGGACTTTGTCCTTCCAATTGAGGAGCAAGACAGAATGCTTGGCTTTATCAAGTGGGGTAAAAAGAATGACTATCCATATTTCTTGGTTGACCTTTACAATGGCTCAGCTTGGCATCAAGGAATAATCAAGAATAAAACACACTACATTGCTGGTGGAGGTCTTGAGGTTGTCTCTGGTGAGCTTGCAAGATTCATTGCAAATCCATACTCTGACTTTAACATGAATGAGATTGTGGAACAATTGGCTTTTGATTATGAATTGTTTGGAGCATTCGCTGTGAAAGGTACCTGGAACAGAGAAGGGACAAGAGTTGCTGTGTGGGAGTATCTTGCCATTGATGCAATCAGAATCTCATCTGATGAAAGAATGTACTATCTATCTGATGACTGGACAGTTCAACAACAATCAGCTGAGAAAACAAATCTAAGAA